TAGGTGGCGATGTTGATGACAGTCGCTATGTAGCAATTGCTGGAGGTACATCCACAGTACACTCCGGAGCGTTGACTGGAAATACTGCGTATGTACAGGCAGACGGAACACTTGGATATATTAAAACAGACTACCCAATTGGTAGATACTTGTCAGCTACAGATTTACTTGTTACCAAATAGGAGTATACATGGACATCTTAAGTTACGGCTATAAAGTTCCCCGCGCCCCGGACCTCGGAGCTACATTTTTCCCTGCAATAGAATATAATTTTACAAGATTAAATGCACATAATCACGATGGCAATAACTCCTCCGCGCTATCCACCTCAGCGTTTGCACTGTCATGGGACAATGCTATAAACGCAGTAGGCTGGGTTGCAACTTCTGGCGGAATGTATAGGCAATTAGTTACAATGCCTCCAGCACTAACATGGAATGAAAGAAACGTAAGTTTCAGAGACTACACCACCGGAGAAATACTATATCTAGAAGCAGTGAAAGTAAGTGTGAACACATACTACGTTTACACGAATGATAATACTCTGAGCGCAAAGGCCATGTACGTATAGGGGATTAAATGACAACTCCACTAACAGTAGACGATTTTAGCGGCGGTATTACCGACAATGCTGTAGATAATGGCATGAATAAGTGCGGTGACGCTGATAATTTTGTCTTCACTATAAGTAAGAAGCTAGAAGGAAGGGGCGGGTCAGTTGTTTTTGATCTAGTTCATCCACAAGCCCCCGTAGGATTGAACCGAATAAGCGATATTTCGCTGCATGAAAATTCGTACCTATTCTACGGAAATAAAAATGTCTACGCATACGCTACGACAGTTTACACTGAGCTGAAAGGACCATCCGCTAACGATGCATTCTCCTCCGGAGATTACGAGGGGTTCTTCTCCCACTCTACGTGGAGAGATACTACATACATCGCGTACGATGACGTAACGAACGGTGTGTATCAGCGCCCCGTAAAAGTTTATAAGGACGGATCAGGCGTACTGCAGCTTAGAACAGCAGGACTTCCTGCGCTAGCGTCTGGCATCACACTTGCGGGAACCGCAGGGGCAATTCAGTACACATACCTGTTAGGGTATAAATACAGTTATTATGTAAACGACATTCTACACTTAAATGTAGGACCATTAACACGATTACCATTTGCAAGTTCTTCTGCAGCAGATCTCACTCCAGTAACAATACAAAGTATTCCAGTGCTGGCCAACGGAGTAATAGATAATTACGATTTGCTAGATACCACAGGAATAAGCATAGTTATTTATAGATCACAATCAAATGGTACTACTACCAACTTGTTAGTAGAAATACCAAGTTGGACCCCGAGCACCGCATACAGCATAGATGATTATGTGCTCAAAAATGGCGTGCTCTACGTATGCACAACGGGCAACAGTGACGCGACATGGACAGTGGGTAACTGGTCGATCACTACATCATATATCGACAGCGCAACGGATGCATCCATAGCATTTAATGTATCTCCATATACAGAGGGCGGAGTAGTAGATAATGACCCCCCACCAAAATGTAAATATGTTCACGTAGCAAACAATATTGGCTGGTTCTTAAGCTGCGTAGATTCTGACGATACAACAATATTAGAAAATAGATTACGTCAGTCCGTAGTGAACGATATGGACTCTTGTCCAGCAAGCGCGTATATAGACTTCGAACAGGCGGGCAGAGGCATCAGCTCGTACCTAGACCGAGTTGTAGTATTTTGCACAGACGCAGTATACAGAGTAGATGGCGCGTATGATGAGATCGGCGGTGGGCAGCTCACCATGCAGAGGATACACGATTCCGCTGGATGTATCTCGGCAAGATCCATTGTACAAGTACAGGAAGGGATCGTCTGGGCAGGAAATAATGGCTTCTATTTCACAGATGGTTTTTCAGTAATTCGAATAAGCACAGAAATATCTAGTAGGTACTTTAATTTTACACAGACCGAGCAGCAGCGTTCTAGAATATATGGCTGCCTAGACGCATTTAATAAGATCATCTACTGGAGTGTTCAGAACGAAGTTGGATCTATAAATGACTGCGACATGCACTATATCTACGACATAGATTTCAAAGCATTTACTACAGCATCTAATGGAGATAATTACGCACCTACAGCGTGTATAGCAGTAGATGGCAAGCTACTTCGAGGGGACAGAAGAGGATACGTATTTCAACATGGCGAAGAATATCTATCAGATCCTAAAGTTAATAATACAACAAGCGCCAATAGCTGGGATTTAGCACCTATAATTTATAACTACGTATCTATGGCAACAAGTTTTGACTCTTTAATGTTTAGAAAATTCGTACCAAGAATAACAGTAGAACTTTTGAGTAAATCAAATCTTTCTTTACAAATTATTTCAAATAACGATTTGAGTGCTAAGAAATTAAACCTGAAACCAATTCGATACCGAAATAGTTTGATTTGGGGAGATCCTCTGATGGTATGGGGAGATCCTACTTTATTATGGGACGGTGGATCCTTAATAGAAGGACAACGAAGATTCCCCGCGAAGTCGCTACGCTGCTCTTATAAGCAAGTGGAGTTTACAAACGCACAGGTAGTAATCACTACATCTGACGATAGAGGGAACGGTACGGTGACAACGTACCCAGCTTCTGTGACCCTAGATTCCGCCACAACTACATGGCCAGAGAACTGTGTGGGGCAGTTTATATCCTTCCCCGCAGATGAGTACGCAACAAAGTATTTAATCACACGTAGAACAGATACAGAGTTACTGATTGCTAACACCACTTTAAACTGGGAAACAGGACTAGGCTACGTAGGTGTAGACCTAAAATATCAAACGTATGACAAAGTAGCATACACAGGAAATGTATACGAGTGTATCACAGCTAATTCAGATATAGTATTTGATCCAGCGAAATGGGAACTACAGTATGTAGCACTCACTGCAGGATCGCAAGAATGGCAGATCTCAGGTATCCCAGTAGACGAAAGGGTTTCCATACTGTCATACACACTCCACTATAATATGCTCGGTAAAACACAACAAGTTTTTACTAAAGCTGGCACAGGTGCCGTAGATGCGTAAGATTCATTTACTAATAAATGAAATTAAGGACCGCACCATACAGGAAAATTTTAAAAGAATTCTCCTCTGGATTAATTCATCCCTTCGTGCGCTAACTATCCCACACTACACTAGTGAGAATAGACCCGCTAATGATCTCGCAATCGGCGATACTATATTTAATGAAACTACAGGGTCGCTAGAAACATGGGATGGCGGGAAGTTTGCATCGTGGACAGGCGGTGGAGAAACATCCCTATATTCAGGAACAGGTAAATATTCATCAAGATTTAGTGCCATAGTAACAGGCCCTACAATTAAAGATGCCCTAGACCAGATCTTCCTATTTACTTCAGCTAACCCAACAACTAGTCTATGATTAAATCCTTCTGCAGTTCGTGAAAAAGGAAATACACTTGCAAGTCTACTTCTTACTGCAGTGAGTGCCATGGGCACAAACCCCATCAGCGCATTAGCTAGTTTAGTATTTAAAAGAGGTGCCGCTACAGTAGCAACAGTTGCAAGCCCAGGCGCAAGTGAAACACATACAGAGAGTACGGCAATAACAGATACAACCACATTTAGTGCTACCCTAACCGATGCTGATGGTAGAGTAGCTTCCTCAAGCGCGACTATCACGTTTCTATATCCAATACTATATTGTGTAGGTCCACAGGCGATGACAAGATCAGCAATTTTTGCTGCAGCAACTAAAATATTATCGGCTTCTCGTGCAAGAAATATATCATTTACTACTACAGGAAACGTAGCATATTATGCCTACCCATTTGCACTAGGAGAACTTACTCTTATAACAGATCCTATGGGATTTGATGTCCGAAATGATTGGCACATACAACCTGCGGGAACTACTCCAAGGATAGAAAATATTGTGGGACTGGACGGTACTTCACAGAGTTACTACATTTATGAATTTAAAAATCCTACGGCTACTACGCAGGCATATACATTTAGTTAGGAGATAGTGTGGCAATTAATTTAACCTCCCAATTTTCAGAGCAAGCTGCGCTTCCGCTAGATGACCGCTTTATATTCCCCGATACTACAGCAAGGGATGCACTGCCTGCGCTACGTAGACACGCAGGTATGATTTGTTGGGTAATTGCAGAAGCTAAACACTACGGTCTAGCAAACGATCTCACTACATGGTTTGAAACATCAGGTACCGTATCCGTAGACATGGTGGGAGATGCAGGAGCAGGTGGAGTGCATGGGCTAGTGCCCGCCCCCGCTGCGGGTGACACCGCTGCAGGGAAATATCTTAAGGCAGATGGCACATGGGAAGTTCCCCCAACTTTTACCGCAGCGGTAGGTGGAGAAACTCTTCGCTCGCAGTATGTAAAATATGCTGGGCAGCATGGGTATGGATCCTCCGCTGCAGCTATCCCACATTTTCAGGCGCTGCAGGCGGATATTGGAGAGGATCTACTCACACACACTAATAGTTCAAGTGTAGGTCTATCTTTTGTAGCACTGGTTCAATGTCTAGTTACTGCTACGTATACTGCAGATAATACCACGCCAGGAGGCTACATTGGGTGGTCTGTTAATTCTACTCAGTTGAATACGTCTATTATTAATGCCAATGGCAAAGTAGCAGTAGACGATTTATACCCCGCTGGAGCGGCCTCAGTGACCCTAATTATGCAGGTAGGGGATGTTCTTCGCCCGCATGGAACGAGCTTATGGACACAGGAACACTCAGTTTTACAAGTAACCGCTGTAGACCTAGACACCGCCGTAGGTGTGCTATATGTGCCCTTCGTGGGAGATACAGGCGCAGGAGGCGTAGAAGGGCTAGTCCACGCCCCCGCAGCAGGTGACGATGTTAAATTTTTAAAGGGCGATGGGACATGGTCCCTCACACCTACAACCCTACCCTTAATAACAGGGCCTTTTCCTCCAACTCTAGCTACAGCGATACCGACAGACAGCCCCATGTTATTCTACGATACATCTAGTGTTGCTAGTGGTTTCGTATCCTTATGGCTATATTCTACCGCTTTGGCGGATTGGTACCCAATTAGAACGGCATACTCAGTAAAACACCTCCTAGAAGACTTAGATATCACAGAAATTTTGACAAAGTTACGATTACGACCGATAATGGAGGGTATAGATATCACGGAGTTGCTAGTTCAAAAGCGACTACGCACCTTGACAGAAGGTATAGATATCACAGAGAATTTAGTGTTACTTGTAATCGTAGGCATGACAGCGGAAATTAACGGCGCAGCTATAAATGGAGCACCTTTATGAAAGAATCCCTAAAAATTGTAGGTAACGTAAAAATTCATAGGAACGGAATCCTCGTTCTAGAGAAGAAAAACTTAGTCGTTACTTCCGGACTAAACTACATTACTGAAAGAATGAAAGAAGACACAGTGACACCTATATCCCACATAGGCATAGGCACTGGAGCTACCGCAGCGGATCCTGCAGACGTAGCACTCGAAACTCCAGTGGGCGCTCGCAAGGCAGTAACTACTGTCACTGTAACAGGTGCGGCACTAGAAATAGTAGCAACATTTGACGGAGCTACATACAATAGTGCAGGACTTAGAGAGGCTGGAATATTTAACGACGTAGCGGCAGGAACTATGATTTCAAGAATAGTATTTGCAGCTACTCCGCTACCTACTACAGATTCTTTGCAAATTACTTGGACACTTACATTAGCTAATGCATAAGAGGTACCATGAACATTACACTTGGCAATAACGCAACTAGTACCCTCGCTGGCAATATAAATGACTCAGTAACGTCATTAGATGTTGCTGCAGGCGAGGGGGTACTATTTCCAGTCCTCACAGCGGGAAAATATTTTTATTGCACACTCGCACAGGG